AGACCATCTTTGTGCAGTCAGTATACGACCCCGCCATGGGAGCGATGGACTTGCCTCAGATACAAGTACCTCGCCATGAGTACACGTCGAACCTAGCGATTGCTTGGACCATTCAGATGAGTGCCATAAAAAAGCTAAAACAACACAGCCTACGCTACAAAATGTACGTCGGTACATGGGAGAACAAGCAGGGCTCAACAGAGGTGGACATATCACAAAGATTCGACGACTTAGACGAAGCGCTTGACAGGTGTAAAATGCTCGGAGAAAAATGTGTATGGGACCTCACAAACAAAAAAGAGATTTATGTTTAATTCTAATCCAACAACCATGTCTAATTTCAAGAGACGATGGTCACAAAGAGAAGTGGCCATTGCAAGTGAGCACATCACGTCTGACGTGCCGCTCACGTTCAACAATCCTACCATCAACAAGGTCGCAAACCTTGTAGGTCGCTCACCCGAATCGGTGTGCGCTAAGATGACTCAAGTAAGAATCAATAAACGAGAATCAACAGAGCTCAGCAGAGAAGAATGCAACGCAGCTGTGCTTGTTATGTCTCGCATGTTGTTTCACGATGAGGTAGATGGCGAGCTGTATTTCAAGCTCATGCGTATCATACATGAAAACAGCGTGACAATTTTATGACAAACTCTCGGTGGCGCAGACACATACTTATAGTAAGGATTGCACTGACGCTATACATATCACTAGTTATCAAGATGTTATCTTGGAGATGGGACTAGTGTGTGAAAAACTTTTTACGCACATTGAGCTGTCAAATCCTTGACTTTGCAAAAAATAGTTCCGAACTTTCCCCCGATAAATCGGGAACAACACAATTCAATATCACATGAATACAATCATTCACAAGCTATCTGACGTGCAGGCACGCCTGAAAGCACCCAAGGGACAATTCAACTCCTTTGGTAAATACAAGTATCGCTCGTGCGAGGACATTGTAGAATCTGTAAAACCTCTACTTACTCAACACGGACTGGCTCTCGTGATGAGTGACAGCATTGTCGAGACAGGCGGACGAGTATACGTACACTCCACTGTGACGGTCACTGACGGAGAGTCAGAGGTGTCCGCCTCAGGCTTTGCTCGAGAAGAAGAAAACAAGAAGGGGATGGATGGCTCACAAGTCACAGGTGCTGCTTCGTCTTACGCGAGGAAGTACGCACTCAATGGTCTGTTCTGCATCGACGATGGCAAGGACAGCGACTCTACCAACACACATGGTAAGTACGTGCCACAAGAAAGAATCACTGCACCTCCTGTCAAGGAAGGCAAGATTAAGCCACAGGTAGACGATGAGACTATGGACAAGGCTGTCGCCTTTATCCAGAACTCAAAGAATCCACAGCAAGCTTACGCTATGTCCGTGGAGAAGTATACCTTTACTCCTGAGCAAGACTCCGAACTACTCGAGACAGTCAATAAGACTGTCGCAGCTAAAGGCGCAAAGAGTAAGAAGAAGAAGTAATGGAGTTTTCTCTCAAGCTGCAAGACAAGACAGCTAAGAGTTACCTGTCGTACAGCTCGATTAAGCACGCGCTCAATGACATGCGTGCCTTCGAGTTGTACATGGCAGGCAAGCTTAAGAAAGAGTCTCCTGCCCTGACCTTTGGCTCGATGTACGACATGTTACTGTTCGAGCCAGACAAAGCCGAGGCTACCTATCAGAAGATAGACCATGACGAAATCATGGAGAAGATGAGCGACAGAGTAAAGTCACTCAAGAATCCCAAGAGCTCGTCAGAGTACAAGTCCGCAGTGCAACAGCTAAAGACAGAAGCTATCGAAGAAGGTAAACAGCTCGTTGATGAATCAGAGTGGAAGACAGCTTTCTTCATGGTAAAGAGACTGATTGACTCAGGAATCAAAGACGAATACCTCATGGGTAACTATCAGGTAGAGTTCAACGAGTTCATTGAGGACATACCAGTGAGAGGATTCTTTGATTGCAAGGGCTCTTACTATGTGTCTGACAGCAAAAGCACGAGGTCCATCCCGGGCTTCAGGTACGATGTAAACAAATTCTCCTATGATATTCAAGCGTATATCTACACGCAGGTTGCGGGTCTTAATGATTTCTTTTGGGTTGCTCAGGAAAAGACGTACCCGTACCCGGTGGCTGTCTACAAAGCGAAGGAAGAAACGATTCTAAGAGGCAAGTTCAAGTTTGAACAGGGTGTCGAGAAAATTAAAGATTGGCTTTTCCTTGACAAACCAGTAGTTCATGATTACATTTACGACGAAATCTAATTCAACATTCTATTAACATGGATAACAAACCAACAACAGACCGCGTGTTCATCGGCGATGTAACACAGGTCAAATCATCAGCTCGTGTCAAGTTTACTCTTGCAGAGTTGGAAGAGATGAAGAAGTATGCAACAGAGAAAGGCTCAGTCTATGTCTCAGTTGTGTTGACTCCAGACAAGGAGCGCTTCTCAAGGGCTAATGCTTGGGCATCAGTGTATGACCCCCGAGCAGAGTCAGGCAAATCAACCCAGTCTTCGGACGTACCGTTCTAAGGTAAACTGTTTCATGTTGATTAGGGGGAGGCGCTACGGGTTAGGCGTCTTCCCCGCTTCATGTCATGAAAGATATTTATTACTACGAACTGAAGCTTCGCGTAACCAAAGGCAAAAAAAGATTCACCGAGCAAACAAAGTTTGACTACGCTGTAACTAGCGCAGAGAAACACGAAGACATCCTGAAAGGCCATACTTGGGATAGGATGTATCGCTCTTACTACGGACCTAGATACGATGGCAAAGTCGAAATCAAAATTGAAGAAGTCCTCTCGAAAAAAAGGGTGGGTTCCAAAATACATAGTAAAAAGGCGTAGCCTTGATGAACTTTGTAAAGCACGCGACGCATACTACCAAGCTGTAGGCTACGAGTTTCTGCCTCAAAGCAGGTTACAAATGAACGTTATCCTCAGGGTTGCGTTTGCAGATGCCATGCACCACTACTTCACGATGGTGTCTATTGCTGAGTGTCTTGAAAAAGACCACAGCAGTGTCTGCTACTATGTAAAGAACGCTGAATTGTACAGCCAACAGTTCTCCTTCTACAAGATGCTGAAAGAAACAGCAAGCTGTATCTATCACATGGAGGTGGGCAATACCGCTATGGGTATGAGAGTAAAAAACAACATCAAGGAATATGTCAAGTCATTGGAGTCATCGTGATTTTGTGCGCGACGTTAGAGGCGTGTGCAACCAAGTAATTTCTTTGCTGACACAAAAAAACAAGAGATATGGTAACGCCGCACTAGACCCTGCACGTATCTTTAGCAAGGCAAGCTCACACGAACAGTTGCTAGTACGCATCGACGACAAGCTGAACCGCATCAAGAACTGGGGTACAGACGACGTAGATGAAGACACACTGTTAGACCTAATAGGATACTTGGTGTTACTGAGGATTAACATGAAACATGACACAGGTGATAACGATATTCGAGGACCTTTACAACAAGAAGCCGCTGTATATCACAGTGGAGACAGCACTGCAACGCATCCAATCTGGCAAGCAGAAGCAGAAGATTGAGCGTGTACGTGAGGGCGATAAGGAAGCCAAGAAGCAGCTACCCATTGTCCTGTGGAGTGGCAGGTTCAAAGAGCGCAAGGATGACTCGCTGCAAAAGCACAGCGGAATCATTGTCCTTGACTTCGACCACGTTGATGATGTGAACCAAGCCAAGTCTTGCTTGGCATACGACGAGCATGTTCTCGCATGTTGGACATCCCCAAGTGGAGATGGAGTCAAGGCTATCGTAGAGATAAGCAATCCCGAAAGACACCGTGACCACTTCCGCTCCCTGTGTGATTACTTCCAACGCAAGTACAACCTTGAGGTAGACCCCTCAGGTATCAACGAGTCTCGTGCGTGCTTTGAATCGTACGACAGCGACATCTGCATCAACAAATCACATACTCGCTTCGGCGGTATGTTATCGGAGCAGCCTGCAGAGCCAAGCCCTACCGAGGTGACGGGGCGTACTGATTACGAGAAGCTACAGATAGCAGCTCAAATGATTCGGTACGCCCCCGATGGCGCTAAGCATGCAGCTCTAGTGCGTGCTTCCTACCTGATTGGTGGATTCATCGCAGCTGGTCGGGTCGAAGAGGACGAAGCCTTCCGTGTTCTTGTTCGTGAGATAGAAGCGCGGAATCCTCTTGACCTTGACCAAGCGAAAAAGACAATCGTCGACGGGATAGAGCAGGGCAAGCTTGCTCCTATCGGAGAGATTGTCCGAGAGCTTGAGAAGATACGGCACGAGATGCGTGTCAATGACGGCGACATGTCCTTCATTGCGTCCGACGACACCGACTACGATTGGATTAAGAAGTACGTGACAGGACAGATAGAGCTTGGCCTAGGCACAGAGAACGAGAAGTTCGACGAGTACTTCAGGTTCAAGCGTGAGTTCCTCATGATTAACGGGCACAGCAACGTGGGTAAGACAACCTTCACGCTGTGGCTGATGGTCGCTGCCTCCATGCTGCACGGCTGGAAGTGGTTAGTCTACAGCGCAGAGAACCCGACATGGGCTAACAAGATGAAGGTCATGCAGTTCTGCATGGACATGCCTATCAAGCGCATGAACCACAAGGAACTTACAACAGCACACGATTGGGTCAACAAACACTTTACATTCATTGACAACCACAAGAACTACAGCTACTCCGACATCCTCGTGTTCGCGGAGAAGGTGATGAAGTACGAAGGGTTGGACGGTGTGCTCATCGACCCATACAATGCACTACGCATTGACATGAGCGCACATCGTGGTATCAGTACCCACGAGTACCACTACGAGGCAGCCAGTGAGTTCCTGACCTTCAGCGTCAAGAATCAGGTTGCCATGTGGGTGAATGCTCACGCCTTCACTGAGGCGCAACGACGCAAGGGCGATGACGGTTTGCCCACTGCTCCGTACGCTGAGGATACTGAAGGTGGTGGTAAGTTTGTGAACAGAGCCGACGGCTTCATCACATTACACCGCAAGATTCAAGCGCAAGAGTGGAGTGACCGTCGCACTGTAGAAATGCACGTGAGGAAAGTGCGCATGACAGAGACTGGCGGTCACCCTACTCCTCTTGATTTCCCATTACGATTCGAGTTCAGTCAAGAACAATCAGGATTCAACTTCGTGTCACCCGGACCTAAGTTGTTCCGACCTTTGTGTGAATTGCTTGTGGGAAAACAGACCAGCATTTGATTGGCTTTTAACTTAAATTTACACCATGGCACGGCGTAAAAGCATGAACCGTGGTGGCAAGAAGCTCAAGTCAGGTCTTGAAGTGTATTGCTATGACAAGTTAAAGGAAGCTAAGCTCAAGTTCGATTACGAGCCTGAGAGCTTTACTCTAGTCGATAGGTTCATCTACCCCGGTATCTATTTTAAGTCCACCAACAAAAGGGCTGACATGATGGATTACTCAGGGAAGGTGGTTAGAAAGATGGAGTACACACCCGACTTTGTGTCTCACCAGCACAAGTTTATCATTGAGACCAAGGGGTACCAGCGTACCCAGCATGGGTTTCCACTTAGGTGGAAGCTTTTCTTGAAGCAGATGGTTGATACGGGAAATGGCGACTACATGTTGTTCGTGCCAAAGAACAGCAAACAAGTAGACAAAGTCATTCAAATCATCAAGGATGAAATTAAGAAAGCTAAGTGAACTGTACTCGTTCTCTACGCAGGAGATTCAGAGGCTCACAACAGAGCTGTACGAGTCGTTGCACGACGAGTCAGGCAAGCCCATAAACTCTACCGAAGAGGTAGCAGAGATGGTCAAGGACTTTCGCATGAAGGTCAACATTGAGGTGGCAACCATCAAGGACGCCTGCCTTGAATACAACCACTCATGAGTAAGAACTTCCTTGCAGACATGCAGGTTGGTGACCTTGGTGAAGAACTGTGGGCTGCGTGGATTAACGCCAAAGGTGGCGATGCAGAAATCTCTCAAGTAAAGTGTGATTGGGATGTGCTAGATAGAAACACAGGGATATACTACGAAGTCAAGATGGACATAAAGGCCTACTACTGGGCCAAGAGAAGAAAAGAAGCCGTTAACTTGTTTCTAGAGTACGAAACGACGAAGGACCAAAAGCCCTGTGGCATCATGAAAACAGATGCTCAGTATTTGGTGTACATCATACGCAATCCTCAAGACCTGCATATCGCATACACATTTGACTTGGAGAAGCTGTGCGCTTATCTTTGGGAGTCGCACAAACTTAAGAAGTTTCCTATTCGCAAACCCGTAATGCACGGGGTGGGTAACGTAAACGGATGGACGCCGCCATTGCATGAGCTAATCAACGACAAAGATGCTGGATTCATCAAGCTTTGTGTGCTGCCTATATCACTTCTAAACCCATCACATGAAACATCAGTATCACAACTGTCGCTCCTTGAGACAGAAAATAGACAGCTTGCTTCAGGCTAACGCATCTTATCAGGCCCACAACATTGGCATAGAAACTACTCCAGAAGAAAAAGAGGAGGTGAACCGCTACTGTTACGAGCAGTTCATCCTCCCCATCAAAGACTTGGACAAAGAGTTCTTTGAGTCTATCAGCTGATAATTTTTGCGCCCCCTGCCATGGTCATACCAACCATGTCCTTTGGGTCACGCATCATCTTCATAGCTCCGCCTCCTTCGTACTCAATCTTGCCACCCATGCCCATCTTGCTTTGCTTGTACTCAGCAATCATGGCCTTGGCCTCTGACTCGTTGACCCCTGCCTCCTTCATAATCATCTTCACGACTTGCTCCTCTGGTGGCATATCTTTCATGCCATCGAGCATCTTCATGACAGAAGCCTTCTTCTCCATCATGCCGCCCTCTTCCATGTTCTTGATGAACTTGTCTCCTGACATAAAACCACCACCGGGCATCTTCTGCACTTCTTTATCCATCATGCCGCCTTCTTCAAAATCCATGCCGAACTGGCCGTAAATATCTTCGACTTGCTTTTTGGCCTTCCTAGCCATCTCGTCAGTAAAGCCTCGCTCTTCATCCCTCCGTCTAATCGCTTGGTCTTGCCTCATCTTTGCTTGACGGGCAGCATCAGCTTTATCGCTCATCGGCTCTACTCTACGAGTGCCAATCCCGGTGGGGGATGACGAGTCTGCAAATTGTGCAGTGTTTTTTGAGGGGTCAGTACTCATTCTATCCAGCTGGGTCAGCAAACCGGGGTCTCCTCCGATGTCGCTTACAGAGCGCGTGTCACGAGTCATTCTACCCTGCTGTCTTTCAGCGCCACGGCGCATGCTAGGCGGGACATTTCTCGCAAAGTAGTCACTCTTTTTTGATTCCCTCTGGCCCTTCTTGATAAAAAACTTTTGGTCATCGGTGAGGCCACCGCCCATGGATTGAGCTGAGGGCTTATTGTCCTGAGGTACTGGCACCGGAGCTTTCTGGCCCCTCCTGCGCAGCTCCTGCATGTATTTTAAGTTTGACATGTTGCAAATATAAGTTATTTACTCTACTTTGTTTTTGGCCAGCAAAAGCTTGACCTCTTGAATATCTTTCAGTAGCTGCTTGACATCAGCCTTGAACTCTGCATTGTCAGATTCTAAGGCATGAACGCGAGAGCTGAGCTTTCCGTAATCGTTTTGAAATTTTACCCATCCAGCCACAAGACCGCTTGCGACCATTAGAAATTCAAAGTGTGTTAGGTTGTCAAGCATGATTATCCGCTACAAGATTCGCAGTCTTCTGGGTTTTCAATGTTGCAAGTAATCTCACCTGATTCAATCTTCTGCTCCTGCTTCTTAAGCTTTTCTTGGTCAAGAAAGTCACAGCCACACAACTCTTCTTCTTTCATCTTTTAGATTTCTCAATGGTTCTACCTGCAAAATATGCACCAAACGCTGTAAGCATAAGGATTTCGAGTAAAGATACATAGGAATCTTTTACGTTAAATGGCAGATTATCAAGTGAATCGAGCACCATGGTTACCATAAACATAGACATAAGAGCAATCAAGGTGACTGGTCTAATGAGTTTTGCGAGCTTTACATCGCTACTCATGTCAGCCTTCCATCTTTCGCTAACGTTGTTTTGAAACTGTACCTCCGCATCGAGCATAGCCTTAGCTTCTACTGGGTCAACATTTGGCTCGTTGTCAAGCAGGTTCTTTACGATGCCCAAGCCCCCTTGGTCTGGGAGTAAGTCAGCAACTTTGTCAAGGACTCCGGGTGCGGCCTTCCTCAACCACGACCCGAGCTTGGTGTCCTTAATCTTTTTTCTTTCTTCCTTCATATTGTTCTAAGTATTGTTTGTTGAACGAGAGCACAAGTCTGAGCATCTGCTGTTCTAGCTTGTCTACCTCTCTGGCTTTAAGCACCGGGTCGATGTCTCTATCTTTGATGGCCCTGATGTCTTTACGCATTCTCTGCAAGGCCTTGTCAATCTTTCTACCTTCGACTTCAAGTGAAGCTGCCGCTCTCGTTCTTGGCTCGTCAAGATTCAAATTTTCTCTAGCCTCCACAGCTTGCTTAACAGTAGTTCTGAACTTGTAGTAGTCAGCCATGTCCACGCGAGAGTTGTATGTGCCGTAGCCCACACGCACAATCGGCATCGTAGATAGCACCTCTCCCGCTACCTCAGCTCTGTCGTCAGAGTACCCTTGCAGGTGCTGCACTGGAGTCTCAATAGTCTTGTAGCTGTTCTTGAGGAACCTGTATCCACCTCCACCATAGTACTCAAAGGCGTGCCATACCT